CCGTACCATTGACAATCACGTACCGTTCGCTAATGTACACCGCGCTGATAGACAGCGTTATGACCTCATTGAGCCTTAAACCGGAGTCTAACATCAGGGCGCACATGGCATAATCACGCGCGCCAATTTCAGTACGCAGGTCAAAGCAGGCGAACAACCGCTGGAGCTCGGCGTCGGTCAGGACGTCGATGACTTTGCGCTGGGCCTTCGGGAGCCGGAAGCGGCGAGTTAGGTCCTCTTTCATATATCCCTCCATATAGCACCAAGACAGAAACGAGCGCAGGGCTCGGACATAGGTCTGCCTAGTAGTAGTGGCGACGCCGCTTTCGGCCAAATACACGCAGTATCGTTTGCACAATGCGGCGGTTACGCCTTCCAGGGAGATAGCGCAAGAATACTCTACGAAATAGCCAAGACTTTGGTCGTACCATCGTACGGTCCTTTCTGTGTTGCCGCGGGCTTGCTGGTCTATCAGGAACTCCTGAACCGCTGCTTGCATTGTCAATTTCTACATCCTCGCATGGAAAATATGAAACGTGGAAGCCTACATCCTCAAACGCCGAGGTTAACGCTGCTACCAGGTCGTCATCGTCACTGATCATCTTGCCACTCATCCTCCTGTTCCTGTACGGGTTTTTTCGGCGGCTCATCGCCCCATTTCTTAAGCTCTATCATGGGACGCTTGCGATAGCCTATCTGGTCGTCATGCGTATCGTAGGCTTTAAGCGAGGCCTGGGTGATCGTGATCTTCCTGACCCAGTAACCGGGCTGGAATAACCTCTGAATCAACCCAGCGAGGCCCTCAGCAAGCGTATCATGACCATCTACCAGCATACCAAAGCCGCCTTTATAAGGCCGCTGGTAGCCAACACAGGGCACGTAACGCCGCAGTTTCACCCGGGGACGAACAAACCAAATCTTAGAGAGCAGCCAGGACAGCCAGGCGGGAGCCTTCGCGTACAGGCCGAGCAAAGGCCTTCTATCCGGATTTCCAAAGGTAATTAGACCGACCATAGAAATCTGATAAAGAGCCTGCGTGTTGTTCCGGACCTTCTTGTCAACACCGTCATAGAGCTGGGAGCACCAGGTGATCCCGTGATCATAATGGCGGTGATTGGCGACGTAGCTGACGAAACCCTTCTTTGTCGTCTTAAAGTCGCGGTTGTCCGCGAAGGAAGCTATTTCGTCAATGAGAATTAGCGAGTCCTCGGGCAGCTGCTTAACGGACAGATCGTCAAATTCGAGCTTGTATGTACCCTTGATGTACGACGTGGAAAACACATGCCGGCGCGAGGATTCCAACGCAGCCAGCACGAGATAGATTGTTTTGCCGCTACCGGGCTTTGCGAATACTCCTGTTATCACTTGCCGAACACCTCACGAAGCATTTTTTCAAAGCGCGCTAGATATTCATCATCACGCTTACGCCCTTATCTTTCTAACAACCAATACAGAAAAGCAAAAATTCCAGTGGCTCCAGCCAAAGCAATCACAACAACAATAATATCAATCAAAAAAATTCTCCTTTCAAAAAAATGCCCCGCCGTGCACTGCGGGGCGGCTCCGGATCGCTATCGGCCTTTCTTCACGAGCTTGAACACGAACGCCGTTAGCACGCCGAGAAGACCGACGGCAATCCCAAGCTGCAAAATGAGCTGCGAGGGCTGCATGATCCAAGTGATGATCTCCGAGACGAAGCCGAGCACCACAGTCAAGATTGAGCCTATGTTCGCAAGGGTGGTCATTATTCCCTACCTCCTTTCGCAACAATTTTAATGAAGTAAAGGACAGCGCCAACCACGTGCATTATCAATGTGATAGCGCCGGCCATCACCATCATCCGTTCAAGAATCGTAACTCCGGGCCAAGGCGTTCCCATGATCTGCTGAATTAAGCCGTACAAGCCATCCATCAGTGATACCTCCTTAAGGCCTTGACGGCCCAATCAATCACCAGCAGGATTAAGATACCCGCCAGGATATCCAGCAGGATACCGTCGAAAGGAAGGTCCTGATACCGCTGCCAATTCGGGTTGGCCGTCGTGCCGAGGTTCTGAGCTACACGCCATATGACATCAACTCCGGGAAGCCAACGGGAACGGAACAACCTATAGAACATCTCACTCCAGCCTAAATTAACCATCTGTTTTACTCCTCGCTACAATCAAAAACACACTAAGGATAATTCCCACGACCATAATTCCCAACATCGCCTGATACACCGGAATACCCCAAAACTTAAAGTCCCACCAAAAATCAAAAACTTCATCCAGCATGTTAAACAGAACAAGCCAGTTCTCAGAGCCTGGTTCGGGCGGGGGCTCCGTGGGGGGTTCGGTCGGGGACTCCTGCCATACCATTACCTCAAGCAATTTATCCGACTGCCCAAAATCAGATACATCTACACTTTGAACCTCTAACGCTCGAGGTGCAGACGATGCGAAAATTTGACCTCCTGTAAACCTGTTCCATCCTTTCATGTACTGCCCGTACGCTTCGCTATACCAATAATACCGCGCTCCATCTATAAAATAAAGCTGATACGAAGCCGGAGCGCTAGACTGCACTTGTCCAACGGTCCTAAGATACACAACCGACCCATCAACAAGATACAGCCTCAGCATTTCATAATTAGAAGAAACTCGCCCCGCAGTTGGATTTTCCATCGCCCGAACCATAACAGGCGGATCAAACGCCTGAGATGTCGTAAAGGAAAACGGCTGCCAAACCCACTCAGCCGCTGCCGGTACGGACAAGCACAGCATGATTGCCAGGGCTGCGAGGACTACGCAGAGACGCTTAATCATCTACACTACCTCCAAACCCTACGTATTTCATGATAGCGATGATAGTTATAATGCCTACCAAGACATACACAGCCACTGTCAGAGGCGGGGGCAGTATCTTGTTGATCATTGACAAGGTATCGCCCATGTTGGAGAACACGTCCCCAACCATCTTAATCATGTCCAAAGCATTTTTCAGAAAATCAAAAAAACTCCTGACGCCATCGGCAATCTCCTGAAAAAAACCGAGGATTGCAGTCATTCCGCTTTCCTCCTCGCTAATAGCGATATAAGACCCAAAGCAATGCCAACACCTAAAACCGACATCAACAAGCTGCCAAACCGCGACATCATAAAGCCAATCCAGAAGGGACGGAGGTCAACGTCAGGGACCGGATTGTCAGGGGTAACGTACGAGACGTCTGGCACGCTATCGGGACTTCCTTCGCCTGTCGTGCGCGGGGGGATTGTTTGGTCCGGCGGGTTGAT